GCCCTAATAAACTTGTTTTTATTAAATTAATTTTCTTATTATCAGCCAATCCCTTTACAAATTTATTAAATAAAACTTTTCTTCGTGTCACATTATTTTCCATATTATATATATGTACCTTATTACCATTAGTATATAAAATAATGTTTTATATATCAATGTTAATTTTTGTTATTCTTTTGAATTTTGTTATTGTTTTAATTTTGAAATGACACTTTGACGTTTTCTAGATGACATAACAATGTCAATGAATCGTTGTAAACCTTTATTTCGTCGTAATTCTAATGCGAATGCTAAAATTGCATCTAATTTTGGTTTGCCAAGTTTTTCAAAACTGTAATTTTTAGCTACATTTTTTAAATTTAATCGTGTCCGAATTGAAAATTTTTCCAAACCACAAGAACTAGATACCTTTCTAATAAAATCTTTACCTAAAGCAATTGCTAAGTTTTTAGCAAAGTTAGTTTTCCAAGGCATAATTTGATAATAAATATTATAGTTTTTACAACAACTAATAATATCAGTAACACTTTGATCTCCAGTAATCAATACATCCGGTAAACAATTTTTAAACAAACCAGTATATTTAGCATAAGGCAAAGGTCCAATATCTGCTCTCAAAGTTAATGTGCTACCTTGAATCGATGGGGTAGAATCTGTTTTAATTACAACGTTTTCATAATATCCTCGTTTTTTAATATAGTCAAACAAACGTTGCAATCCTTGTTTGTCATTTAAAATGTGTTTTGGTATAATTACATCCAACTTATTATAACGTTTATGATATTTTTTACACATTAATTTAATAAAGTTTGCAAAACATCGTGTAACATCTACACGATCATCATTCGTTAAATGTACCATTAAATAAGGATTTTTTATAGATATAGTTTTTTCAAATTTAAAACGTGTTACTAATAATCCAACTAAACCCTTGCCTATTCCAGTTGGAAAATCATATTTACTAGGTTCTGGAGCATTATATTCTGAAAAAAGTATTGTGTTAAATTTATTTGCATATGGTAAGAAATTTTTTACAATATTTTTATTTGGTTCATAATCAGTTCCTATCCAAGGAGTTACCATAATTAAATCAAATTCGTGTTTTAAATTAGCACGAACTGTTGGGCGTCCCTTACGATCAATGTTGTATATTTTCATTGTTTTTAAATTTTCACATTCAATGTATGTTTTACTACCAGGAGTCTTTAAACAATAAACATTTTTTAATCCATTTTTAAGAAATGGTTCTGGCTTAGTAGTTATCATAGTACAATCAATATTATACCACTCTTTCATAAAATTATACATTTTTAATGCAAAAACAATATCGCCAAAACCATAACAAGGATGACAGACTAAAGCTATACGTAATTTACCACCTAATCGTTTTGACACCGTTACTTTACGTTCAAGATTAGTTTTCCAAGGTACATCATATAAACTATTATAGGATTTTACGTGACGTACTTGATAGTTTATATCTTCCATATGACATGTACAAATATTTTTTTTTTTTTTTATTATTTTTTTTCTACAGAATTTATAAATTCCAACAATTGTTGATTAACTGTTATTTTTTTAGGATTTAATGATTTCAAATACAACCCAGACAATGATCTAACCCTACTTAATGCAACATAAACCATATGATTACAAAAACAATCAGATAAATCTAATACTGCACAATCTAAAGATAAACTTTGAGACTTGTGAATAGTAATACTATATGCTAACATTAATGGTATTTGTTGACATACAACTTTACAATTATCCATATCCAATTCCCATTCTGATCTATTAATTATTTGAATTATATCATTATCAAATTGTACTCGAACACCATCTGATAATATCTCTTTTACTGTACCAGTCAACCCATTTACTAAACCATTTTCAACATCTAAATTTTTTATCAAAATTACACGACAACCAGATCTTAAAGAAAGAATATCCATTCCTTTTTGAACAAATTGAGATTGGAAATCTCTTTTTAATAATTCGCAAGTTTCCTGATCTCCGGATTTTATATATATTGTTTCAAAATGATGATCTTGTGAATCTATAGTATTTAACTGCTTGTTATTAATTTCTTGTGCTCGCCTGTTACTACTAACTAAATGAATCATATTACTATCTGTTTGTTTTACTAAACGTGTATTTAAAATAGAAATATCCTTTTCAGTATGTTCACCTTTACGAATTCTCATTAAAATATCAACATATTCGTTATCAGAACGTTGACGAAAATTTTCTCGTAATACAATTGTTGAATTTTTAAACATATTCATAAAAAGTTCACTCTCGACAATAAGACGATTGTCACTTGATGGATTTTTAAAAACTGTTTCCAATTGTAAAAAATCCCCTGTTAAAATTAACTGAATACCACCAAATGGTCGTCTTGATTTACGAAGTGTTTGGAAAATTACATGGATCTTTTGAAAAGTAGAAGCTGACATCATACTAATTTCATCTATAACTAGTATATCAGTTTTACGAATCCTATCTTTAATAGACGTTTTATATCGCAATCTTTTTAATAAAACATCAACCGGCGCTTCTGCTGTTCCAATACCCATAAAACTATTAATTGTAATTCCACCAATATTATATGCAGAAATACCAGTAGTTGATGTAATATACATTGTTTTATCATCATTGTTCCGCTTGTTGTGTTTTAAAAATTCTTTTACCAATTTAGATTTTCCAGTACCAGCAGAACCTAATATTAACATTGATTCTCCAGATCTAAATTTTTCAAAAGCTTGCTGTTGTGATTTTGATAATTCTAAAGAATATTCAATCGGAATATTTGATCCAGTTTTAGTATTATGATCAACTAAAAGATCACGAATTTTATCCAACATATTATCTGCAAATGCTGCGTCAGTTTCTTCTTTTGTTTTACTATATAATGACATTGTTAATTTTTTTAAACATCTTTTTTAATTCGATTTTTTTTTTATTTGTCATATATAATGAGTAAAGGATATCCTTTTGGTAAGAACAGTGATGAAATCAGTATGTACAAAAATTATTTTACTACACAAGCACGTAATACTAATACAAATTTTAAGGAATATGAAAAAGATTGTATAAAACGCGTAAGGGATTATAAAGAAGTATGTAACACTTGGAAAAAAGATTTGGGAAATATTTCTAAAAAACAATTCGATGATTCATCAATTTGTGAATTATCATTACCCCAGTTTCAAAATAAACAATTAAACAAAATGTCATTATCAGAACTAAATTTGTATGCTAAACGAATAAGAGATATTATTGTAGTTGTAAATGGATGTATTCTAAGAAGAAGTAAATTTCAAAAAAAATGTATACCACCTGATCTAAGAGACTATGGTCATGAACAAAGAATAGAAAATGTTGTTAAATTAGAATCTCATTGTAAAAATCAATTATTAAAAATAACACAAGAAATAGAATCAAAATCAAAGGATATAAAAAATCCTTGGTCTATTTTTACTTTATGATACATACACACCATTTGATAATAATATCCAAGAACCTTGATTATTATTACCTTGCGCATCAAATACAAGTTGAGCACTTTGACCTTGGCGTTTAAATGTAATCCTCGTAGCTTGTGCAGCAGAGTTAAGTGGATTAGGAGTTATTAATTTATTTGTACCAAAAAACACAGTATGTGATGATCCAACACCCATTGAGTTGCATACTAATATTTTAAATGTTCCATCTGTTATATTTGCACTACTTGATGGCATTGTACCAGACGAACTAGTATAACTGGGCCCAGATACAGAAAACAATGATATTACAAAACTAGTACTTGGATTTCTTGTTTGTAAACCACTAGATGACAATGTATATCTTTCAAAAGTATATGCTAAAGAAGAATTTAATGTCACATTTGAAAAACTAGCAGATACAGTATTACTTAAATTTGTAAATCTACCTGATTGAGCAGAATTTACACCAATAGGTGTAGAATTAATACTACCACCTGCTATTTGAAAATTACTACCAATTACAGCATTTGATCCAGTTGTTACATTACCATCTAATACAAACCCACTTAATCTACTCGCAAATACTTTATTTACTTCAATATCACTAAGATCCCCTGTAACTACACTATTACTTATAGTAGTATTTTTGTAATACGTCCATCTTTCAGATGAATTTTTAAAACCAAAAAATCCTGTTTTATAACCAAGAGTTCCAGATGTTAAATTTACATTACCAGTAGTTGTCCAATAATTTACTTGAATACCTACATCTTTACCTTGATAAGTAGTCAAATTACTTTTTACTGTACCACCAACTGTTCCATCAGTAGTTACACCAGTACCAGTAGTTACACCAGTACCATTAGCACTACCTTTTACTATAATAAATTCTTTTATACCAGTAATACCTGTAATATTATATGTTCCATCTGAAGAAGGAATACTATTTGTATTTTTTAATATGACTTGATCTCCTATTGACAAATTATGATCACTTGCTACTGTCACTTTAAGATTTCCCACTGTACTGTAATTTATAATCGAGTTTATATCTAAAAATTGGGATGTACCTAATGGTAAAATATATGTATTTAAATCAAACTCTTTATTTACAGCTGCAGAAATTGAACCAATAATATTTACATTTCCAGAAATAGTAAAATTTGTTGTATTAATACTAATACCTTTATATCCATTTAATAACAATTCCTGACCATTACTAAGAATGCTATTTTCCGTAGAACCAAAACCTAAAAATGTATTTGTAGGAATTAGTATATTACCACCTGACGCTTTTGGTGTTAAATTAATATTCCCAACCGAATTTGTTATTTGTAAATTACTAGACGTATTTTGTATAATACTAGTATTTGAACCAATATATAATGGTGTATTTTCCGGTATACGAATAGATCCATTTCCTGTTGTCGGTGTTATAAATGAAATATCATCTACAGACTTTATTTCTAAATTACCCAACGTATTTGCCGATATAGCATTACCTGTAGAACCAAAATTTAACTTGCTATCATACGGTAATATTACATTGCCACTACTTAAACTAATCTCACTTCCAGTTGAAATTATATTTATTTTCCCACCAGAAATAGTGTTCATATTTGAAATTGTACCATTTGCTAAATCTAAATTTGTAAAAAACCCCCTCCCAAATTGAACATCACCATATTCACCCGAATATACTTCATCTACGTTTGTACCACTTTGTATAAATACAAATCTACCAAGATTGTTTTTATATCCAAAAAAACCTGTACGAGGACCCGAATTGTTATTCCATTTAAATTCTATACCACGATCTTTAAAATCATTCAGTACAGGACCTGTCACTCCACCTAATGAAAATATAGGATCTTGTATATTAGTAACCGTACTATATACATTTTCTGTAGTACCATTTATTTGTACATTTGAATTTAATACCAACGTACCAGAACCACCTAATGCAGTTATAGTCATATTACCATTTGTATCAGAAAATATAGAATTATTCGTTGACCCAAATGATAATGGTATGTTATATGGTATTTGTACACGATTACCTGCAGATAACATTAAATTGTTACCACTTATATTAACATTATCTGTACCTATTATATTAACTATTCCCGAACAACCAACAACATTTCTTAAATTAGTAATTGCACCACAACTCATATCGATTTGACCAGGATTAGAAAATGATATACCGTTTTTTAAATATATACTATCAAACTCTGCATTACCTAAAGTTCCTGTTATGACTTCAGTATTATTTACGGCATCTGAATAAAACGTAAATTTATTTGTTGTATTTTTCCAACCAAACCATCCCGTCTTTAAAGAACCACTACTTGTTAATAAATAATTATAATCTATACCTCTATCTTTATTATCATAAACGGAATAGTTAGCAAGTGATAAAATAGGATCTTGAATCTTGACATTTGACACGTTTAAAACAACATTTGTACCTGTAACTACCAAAGTACTTGTTGATATATTAGTAAAACTATTAATTGCATTTAATGACCCACCAGCAATAATAGTTGACGCAGATGAAATATTTATACTACCACTGTTACTCCCATTTACAATCCATAAATTATTACTAGTATCACTTACTATATATCTTGTACTATCACTTGAAAAATTAACAAACGTACCAGTTGTTATATTAATACTAGATGTGGCACCTAAATTTAAAACACTAGCATTTGATATATCAATCGCGTTAGTTGTAGATCCATTTATAACTAAATTACCTATACTATCTGATCGTATACTATTTCCTGTTCCAGATACATCAAATACTAGTCTTGTCGTAGGTAATAATCGAACATTTCCAAACGTTGAAAACAAGTTTACATCTCCTGTATATGATCTAAGAACGATATTACCTACAGAACTTGACAAATTTACATTACTTGATGCAATTCCATTAAAACTACCATATTGACTATTTGTTAATAAAAACATACCAGCAGTACTCCCCCATATTATTTCACTTGACGTATCGTTCCCAAATTGTAAATTTGACCGAGTAGAACCAACATTATTATTAGAATTAATTACAACATTACCAGATGTTGTTGTTAGGTATAAATTTCTATTTGTTGTAACAATCAAGTCACCTGACGTATTAGATGAAATTCTTTGAGAACCAATTGAAGTACCATCAAATGAAACAAAACTGTTAACTGGAATACTAATTGATCCACCACTTTGATTTAATAATCTAATATTTTTTGACGAAGTTATACAGATATTTCCTGATGTTTCCTCAATAACACTACTAGTACCTAAACGAATTGGTATATTGTTTGGAATATAAATATCACCGTTAGCTATAAGCGATATTCTATTACCGCTAGTAATATTTAAATTTGATGTAGCATTTAAATTAATTGTACCAGAACAACCAGTAATAGTATTTACATTTGTAATATAACCACAATTCATATTAAAATTACCACCTGTTCCTATTGAAATATTTGTTGCACTAATATTACCAATTTCAAATGTACCTGCATCACCGTATATAGTTTCATCAACGTTTACAGCATCTGGTATAAGTGTAAATTTATTACTTGCAACTTTATAACCAAACCAACCCAATTTCATAGAACCACTTGATACATCATAATAACGAAATTCTATACCTCTATCTTTTGAATCTGATTCATTTAACGAATAATCAGCTATTGTTAAAATGGGATCTTTAAATCTAATATTTGTAGAATCAATTTGAGTTAACGATCCCTGAAGTTTTATCTTATCTGATGCTACTACATTTATAAAAGTCCCATCGTAATTTATATAATTGCCATTTGTGGAATAATTGCCATTTGTATTATACACATTTGAAAAATTTACAGCAGTATTTTGCGGAATTAATATAGAATTTGATGTAGGTACAGAAAATACAGTATCACCATAACTACTTATTAATAAGTTGTTATTGTTTCCAGAAATAGCATTACTTGTAACACCAAATGTCAATTCAGTGTTTGTTGGAATTTTTACTAACGATTCTGTATTTAATATGATATTTGTATTTGGTGATTTAGTAAATACACCACCAGTAACAGACGTCTCTGTTGTAAAATTGGGTAATAATACAAAACTTTGATCGGTAATTAAACTACCTACAGTATATGTTCCATTTAATGAACCTGCACTTGAAATGGTTACAACATCACCGCTTTTAACATTATGATAATTATATGTATTTACACGCGTTGATCCACTAGTAGTATTAATATAATTTATAGATACACCCGTAGGTCTTTCTGTACGCAATTCTATATCTCCATTTGTTGTTACAAGTGTCTGTTTATCAAAAGTCGATATTGTACTTGATCCTTCACTTGACTTGAAAAACAAATCGTTTTTAGCCAAATATGTAACACCACCTTGTGTTAATTCACTATAATAACTACCCAATGATGTACTTGTATAAATTGGCCCATACATGTAAATACTACCAGAATCTTTTGGGTATAACCCTATATTACCATCTGGATTAGTAGCTCGTATATAATTTTCACAAATTTCAAGATTACCCAAAAAAGAACACGCATTAACACGTAATGTAGAATTATTTATATTAAATACCGATGTACTAGGATCCCAAGTTACATAAGAATCAAATTGATCACTCATAAAGTTAACAGTTTGACTTGTTCTTAAATCAGTAAAATACCCTATATTAGGACCACCCACTCCAATAACTGTATTTGTAATTTCTGAATCTTTAATAAGTACACTTTGGAAAATACCATCTTCAAAAAGACCTGCTATATTAACAGCTTCTATTTGCAAATTTGTCACATTTAATGTTTCAAAAGTACCAAAATTAGAACTAACTGTCAAACCTTTTAAAGGTTTTGCGGATGGTTTCATCGAATATTGATTACTCATTTTATTTACTCTAATATTCTTAAATAAAAATAAATTACATTTTCACCACGTCAAATTAACTTTATTTAAACATTGATCTTTATTTTCAAACATTTATTTATTTCTTTATTCAACAATATTTCTAATATAAGTAGTATAAGATTCAGATTTTGTTGTTGGAAATCTTGGAATTTGATTTTCAGTTAATTCAAAATATTTCACTTGCAACAATTTCCCAATAAATTCAGATCCTCGCTTATATAATTCCTGACGCTCTTGTCTTGTACCCTTTGGCCTAATATTAAAACGAGTACCTTGCTGAACCGAGGTACTCGATTCGATTTCACAAATCCAAACAACTAAATTTTCATTATCCTTTGATGTATCCTTTTCAAAAGTAAAATCAACAATTTTGAATTCCGCATCCTCAAAGTCCTTGTATTTTAAAAGATCTGATGATCTTGCCTTGCATCTATATTTCCCTGCTTTGTTTCTAACAATACTTCCTTCATAATTATCCTTTATAAATTCAAGATGAGAATTTTTCAATTCTTGTTCAGAAAAGATCACTTTTGTTAGAACCAACTTGATCTTTTGTGAATCGAGCTTTTCAAATAAACCGATCAAAATTTGATATCTTTGTTCATAACAGGTTTCTGGTAAAACAATATCGTATACGTGATATTCTATTTGATTAATCTTTTGAATGTCATCTTTTGACAACTTTTTTTTTCTAAGAATTCCTAAATGTTCAAATATACCATTATGAAGATAAAGCTCTCCATCTAAAACGAATTCTCCAGTGATTTTAGTTAATTCTTTGTAAAGATCTGTTTGACGAATAATTCCAAATTCTTTTCCTTGTCTTGAATTACAATATTGTGTTTTACTATTGTACAACATCCTATAACCGTCCAATTTCGGCTGAATATAAGCTGGATATACCAACTTGCTTTTCTGTTTATGATAATCTTGCGCCAACATTGGAAATGTAATAATGTTTTCAACGTCGGTATCGTTTTCAGTTTTTCTTGCATTGTTGTTTGTCGCATTGTTGTTTGTCGCATTGTTGTTTGTCGCATTGTTGTTTGTCGCATTGTTGTTTGTCGCATTGTTGTTTGTCGCATTGTTGTTTGTTGCATTTGTAGAGTATCCTTGT